TTGTCTGTGCTTGTGTTAACCTGTTAAAGCCAAAACCAAAACCAGTGATAAATTTCTCAAACAAAGTTACATCTTGTACTATGGGTTGACCTCTTCTTGTCAAAACTTGGTCTTCATCTTCTGAATATCTAAACGCTTTACGAGCATTTCTTATGGCGGCTGGTAACATATTTTCTATACCTCTACCCATATTACCATCTTCTGACATAATTTCTTTGAAACCATTATATATCTGTCTACCTACGCTACCAGCAGGCCCAAGAAGTAGTTCATAGGTAAACACTTCTGGTGACCATTCTTTCTGATAAGGATTGGATCTAAATAATAAGTTAGATAACCCAATACGTGTAGACACGTCAGCACCTGACATTGTAGTAACGGCCCCTTTGTACCACCCTTCGCCAACATACATTCTTACAAGGGTATCTGCATCTGGCTCGTCATCATCTAAAAATAAATCAGCTATCATTGTGACTACACCATACATAGGTAGCCCTCCGACTCCTGCTAAAAATAAAGAAGAACCTACCATGCCTACAAGTTGTCTAAAGGCTATCGCTTGCTCTTCTGGGTTAGTATAAGCGTTTTTAACGAGTGCCCTAGCTGTTTTAAACATATTGTAGTACATCATTATGCCAAAACCTTTATACATCATAGCAACCCTACCAATACCTTGTTGTGCTATGGGTGGAGCAGTATCTAACAATGCACCACCATTTATAAGTTGTGTGTTATAAACAGCATATTCTGCGGCACGTTGTTGCTTTTGTGTAGGTGTTAATGCTCTTTCAGAGGGTTTAGGCTTTTTTGTAAGTCTGTCTAGCTCAAGATCATATGACCCCATCAAGGCTATCTGCCTGTTAAATCTTTCAACTTGGTGAAACATACCTGCCGATATTATTTGAAATCTATCAAGGATACCAGTTCCACGCTTAGTACCCTCTATACCAAGAGTATCAAAGAATATGGATCTGTTTAGTTGTCCTTGCTGTTCTGCAACCTCTACTAGTTTTTGCATGGTTTTTAGCTTATCTATAAACCCTTTTGAATACTTACCATCTTTGAGTACACTGTCTTTTATCTGGTAATTACCCTGTGCATCTAACTGAAAATAGTTATCAATAGATGGAGCTGCAGCAACATCCTTGTATACACTCCCCTTAACACGTTTAGACAAACGTATCTTATTACTAAAGCCGCTATTTGTGTAGAAACGAGCCGCATTTATAAATGCCTTACTTGCTTTTAAGTAACCAAATCTACCACCTAACATTGGAGCCATAACTAGTGGTATCTGTGATAAGTTTACAATAGCAGAAGAAGCGTTCAGACCTAATGTAAATGTAAAGGCAAACCTATTACCTAATATAGCTAATGCATCTGGAGGAGGATTCATAGCAAACCTACCTCTTTCTATCAGGCTTTCTATAATAGCACCTTTCGTACTATCACGATCTGCTCTTATATCTAATAATCTATCTATCTCTTTTCTAAACAAGTCTGCATACCTTATTTTTTCTATCTGCCTAGCAAGATCATAACCTTTTGTTTTTAACCCATATATTATGTCTTGATTGTAACCTAGAGTTCCTTCTCTTTTTGCAAAGGACTTGGCAAAACTAGATTCTGGTAATGCCTCTATAAATAACTGTAGCAGTGAATCTCTTGTTTCTTGAGGTATCTTTGTCTTTGAACCATCTAATACCTTTAACATTTCTGCCATAAAAGAAGTAGATGGTGGGTTTTTATATGCTCTATTATACTGTGAAGGCTTTTCAAAAGACTCTATATTTTGAACTCCATACCCACTTTGTAGTCTTTTAACTGCTCGTCTTCTTTGATTTACACTTTCAAAAGCCATTACAACGCGTTCTTCTTTGTTAAACTTTTCGTCAAACACGTCAAATGCTAACCAGTATTGACCTTTTCTAACTAAAGGTATGTAGGGTTCAAGCTTTGCTTTCTCAAATAACTTACTAAATATTTGGTTTTTAAGTTTGTTTTTTGTTCCTTGATCTATAGGACTACCATCTTCACCTGTAAGGTTATTTATCTTACCTTCGATAGTTTTCTTTAATTTTTCAAATAAACTTTTATATTCGGCTACAACGAGTTTAAAAGCTTGTTTACTATCAGAATTAAGAGCTTCATACTCTCTCTTTACTATCTCCCAGTTTTGAAAGTTCTCAGTATCTTGTCCATACTTGTCAACAGCCTGTTTTCTACTGAGTGTAGGATCTACTTGTAGTCTAGTCGCATCTGTAGTCATTTCGTTAAATTTATCTACATTTGCTTTAGGCACTAATGATTTTATTGATTCTATAGTGCCTTCTACAGATTGTTGTGCCTTGTTAATATCACCTTGTTGTCCTCTAAGCAAAGTATCCATAGTATAAGCTTCACTTATACCTGCATTATCTGCGAAATCGCTTACGGCATTAGACGGTAAAAATTTAAAGAATATATCACGCCCTTTTCTAGACATAGACCCTAATATACCCAAAGATTCTTCTATATATTCTTTAGTAGCTGTTTGACTAGGCTTAGGAAAATTGTCTGCTACTTCTTGTATGTTTCTCATAAACTTTCTTATAGGGGTAAAGTTTAATCTTTTACCTTCGGCTACTTCTTGAGAAGGAGCAATCAGGTTTTCAAGTATTTCCATTGATTCATCAAACACAGTGGTGGGTTTAACGTTTGATTCTCCACCTATTCTACCATTTAAGAAACCTACTATGTTGTTTTTAAACCTATCCCATAAAGATACCTTAATTGTAGGGGCTTCTTTACGAGGAGAGTTTATTTCTTGCAGGGTACTTCTGAATCTCACATTTGTTAACGCTTCCGACAAGAAATCGTCTAATTTAGAGATATTTACATCTCCTCCAAGAACGTTTTTTACATCTTGATGTAGTAACTTAAGACGATTTACAAAAGGAGATGTTGTGTTTCTTAGAGCTTTATATGTTACAGCGTGTATAAGCTCATGCATTATCACGTGTACATTCATACCACCGTTACTATTAAGATAGATTGTATTCGTCTTGGGATCATATGCACCGTAGGGTATTTCTCTACTTAGTTTTGTAGCATCTTTTACTACAAACACATTCGGCTCACCCATATCATTGATAAGTCGTCTAAGAAGTTTTTCTACTGTTCTATTAGCATTTTTAAAGTAATTTGATGTTTCTTTTGCCTCCATCAACTCTAGTAAAGCTTTTTTAAATAATGCAGGGTCTTTATTTTTAGCTGATTCTCTTATTTTTGCTCCCACATTTGCAGGAATTTGCCTTGATTTTGCGTACTCAGCAGCCACGTTTGACTTATGCATAACGGCTGCTTCTTGATATTCTTTAAGTTCTTTAGATATTTTATCATTTAAATAAGCATTTGCCTCTTTAGATAACTTTTCTGACACCCATGTCTTAGCTAATAAAGCATTAGTTGCACCTGTGCCTTTATAAAACTCTTTATCAAAGCGTGGAAAATCAGTTGTTCGTATCGTAGCAGACCCTTCTGCTATATCAGATGCTATGTTATCTAACACAGCTTGGGGGTAAGCTGATCGTTGAAAATACATCTGTGCCTTACCAATAGGTTTTTGTTTATCTCTAGTTGTTAAGGCTTTTTTAGTTAGACTAAGTATTTCTCTAAAATCATCATAAGTAGCAGGGTCATTTATTCTAATTTTCTTTGGGTCTTTAGGATCTACTTCTTCTCTGTAAGCTTTACCATTTTTACCTACTTCAGGCATTGCATATTGATTTACACCCTCTTTGTCAGTTTTAGGCTTTACTGCTAAATTTTTCTGTAGGTCTTCTATAACTTTTAGCTTATACTCACCTTCTTTTTTCTCTCTTAACTTTCTATTTGCTTCAGCTATAACTTTGTTAGGATCTTCAAACTTACGGCCCTTTCCTTTAATTACAGGCCCTGTATCAATACCTTTACCAGTTCGTTTCATGAAAGCTTGAAAACCTTCAAATTTTTTACCCAAAGGATCTAAATTACTCTTAAACTCGTCTGGAGTTACATCTATACCCAAGGCATCTGCTGTATCTGTAACCTCTTGCACAACAGCCTTGTTATTAATCAGTTTTTTACGTTCTTGTATGTACTCATCCAAATCTGAGGTTAGATTAGATTTTGATTCAACATCTTCATCAATATCAACGTCATCAGTAATACCAAATTTTCCTGGGTCTTTTTTATCAATGTCTTCTTCAGAAGTAGCATCGCGGGTCTGGTCATCAATAATTTCTTCTTTAACAGTAGCAGTGCCAGTGTCATCATCAACTTCAACGTTATATTTCTGTTTTAACTCGTTAAATGCTTTATCTATACGTTTTTTACTTACAGATGCTTTTGGTACAAATATACCATTGTCAGTAAATATTTGTCTTGTTTGATCAGTTAACTTCGTATCAACAAGATCATCAGGCTCTACATTTTGAATTAAATTTAGAGAACGGTTTTTTAGTGATGCGTCTTCTTGCTTTTGTTGTCCATCTGTTTCTCTAGCAACTCTTCTATCATCTCCCACTCCAATGGATGTAGATGATGCAACTCCTTCGGTATCTTTACTTCTTGTGGTGTCAACCACATCTTGTATACTACTTGAAACGCCAACTCCAACTGCCTCTTCGTTAATCTGCTTGCTAACATCTTGTTTTGCTACTATTGCTTCTTTTATTTTTTGTTTTAAAAATTCTTGTTCTTTTGTTAAAGGTTCTTCAAGTTTACCTTCTTTAGATAGTACACCTTTAAGATTTTTATACGTATCTTCTATTGTAGGAGTTTCTTGTTCAGTTTCAACTGTTTGTTCGGGTTTAACTGTTTCTGTAACTTTTGGTGTTACTTTTTGTTTTGGAGGAATTACTTTTTGTTTTGGTTGTTGTACTAATTGTTCGATATCATTATCTGTTACGACTCCACGTTTTCTAAGTGTAAGATCTAATATACCTTGTACAAATGCACCTACAGCTCCGCCATATGCAGCTTCTTCACCAGTTTGCTCGAAAAAGTCTTGTTGTGGATTGTACCCTCTTTCAATAGCGTTTTGTAAAATACTTGCTACAGCTTCTTGTCCAGCTTCTATACCTCCTGATGCTGTAGCTCTATAAGCTCTTCTAAATAAACTAGCTCTTTCTCCAGGTTTAAGAACTCTTAATAGTTTAATTGGTAATAGTTCTGAAAGACCAACAACAGATCCTTTTAGGGCGGCTATATTTCTATCTTCTTGTGATGCTCCATAAGCTCGCGCTCTTTCACTTGCTTCTCCAGCACCTGCTGATGCGGCTGTGGTTGCTGCTAGAGGAAACCCAACATATGGTACTAAAGCTGTTATTCCTAACGCGCCAAAAGAACCTAACGCTTCACCAAACCTACGAGGTATAGAGTTTTCTAACCCTGGCGCAGGTCTAGTAGCATCTAGTTCAAAAAAATCTTTTATACCTTCTCTAGCTTTTAGCTCTGTTTCTTCACCAAAAGGCGTTATAGCACCAAGAGCTGCGGACTCAAACATTTGTGTTGCACCTGCTCTAGTGCCTTTTTGAAACTCGTTTAGTAAGGCAAGTATACCAGGATCAGCTTTTTTAGTTTTTCTTGTTAAATAAGGAGATATATAAGGTGTAGTAGGTATAGTAGTAGGTATAGTAGTAGGCTGTCTTTTTCGTTGTTGGTCTTTAGTATATATGTCAACTAATTGACTCCAAGTAGCGTTAGGAGGACCTTCTACTCTTACAGGTGTACCATCTTTTTTTTGAATTTCATAGAGGGGCATTAGTCCCCCGTACCATATACTTGTTTCTCTATTAAAGTTATTAAATCTGCAATTTTTTTGATTTCAGGAATATTACCTAAAACTCTTGGTATCTCTACACGTTGTATATTTACTATTTCTCTCATTAACTCAGGATCTTTAGTATCATTATACTCTTGTTGTAAGTCATTAGCTTGCCTTAAAAGAGCTTGTACTTGAACATCACTTGTTCCTATACTTCCAAATTGCATAGTTAAAGCATTATAATCATTGTTTAGTTTTTGTAATAATGCTTGTTTACGGTTAAGATCTATGTTTTCTTTAGCTAATGCATTAGCCTCAGCTGCTATTTTTGCTGCCGCAGCCCTTGCTCCTATTTCCATTTCTTTAAGGCTAAAACCTATTGCCGTACCTGCATCTGCACGTGCAACTGCTTCTTCACCTCTTCTAAATCTTTCTGCAGCAGTAGGTATATTATATGGATCAGCGGCTTGTCCTAGTATGTATCGTAAACCTCTATATGGGTCTTCTGCCTGACGCTGTTCTCTTATTTGTTGCATTAAATCAAAATACATACCTCCTAAGCCACCAACACTGCTACCGCCACCACTGCCAGACTTATCATCTACTACTTTAACATCCCCATCTTTATTAAATTCAGAATCATCTAACTGATAAGGCCTTTTAGGTATTTCATTAATACGCATCATTTTTACAGGATCGTATTTTTCAGGTGCTTTTTTTACAATTTCTGGCAGGTCAATAGTCTCTTCACTACCTCCTCCTTCAATAACTTCTGTAGTTTTAGGAGCTGTTACTTGAGTATTTCTTATATTAGCTAATCCACCAGGGCCATAAGGATACAAAGGATTACCTGAGTATTTAGGACCAAAAAAGAATTCCCCCAAAGATTTAGTATTTTTATCCTTTGATCTATTTTTTAATCTTCCAGCAGAACTATAACCTACTATACCACCATCAGCTGCAAATCGTGTATTCTTACGAGGTATATTTGCTACACCTGTATTCATTACACCCATAGGCACAGTGGGTCGTCTAAATTTTGTAGCATTTTTAACTAAATTGTTCATGGCTTTATTTTGAGCCATCTTCTTTTGATTTAGTGTATTAGCAACTTGTGTTAACTTGTCATTCACAGATGACATTTGTTTCTGTACAACGTCTTCGCCTAACTGATTGGCTACAGTCTTACCAGTATTTTCTAAAGAAAGTATGTTATTTCTTTCTTTTGCTTCTAGTTCTTTTTTTAATTGTTGTAGACTAATTAGTTTTATAAGATCAGGCATAACACCAGACTTGACTTTAGTTTGTTGTTCTAAAGCTCTAGGATTATTTCTATAAGCATCCGTTGTTTTTGATACTTGACTAAGTAGATTACCTATTCCTTCTGGGTTATTAAGGCTCATGATTAGTTATCCTCCCCACCTGGAAAGTTTTTTAATATTTCCATTAATATACTAGCTCCTGTAGCTCCTTGACCAAACAATCCTGGTTGGCTATATATGCTTTCTCTAGCTTCTACTGGTAGCCCTTGTAATAATGACTGCATAAACTGTACTTGTTTGTAAGGAAACTCAAATTCTTTGTCAAACTGAGCCATATCTGCGTCTATACCTTGTTGTTCAATATCTCTTTGTGTAGCACCTGCATCTAATTGTTTTTGTAGCGCATCTAAACCAAAGTTTCTCATTGTATCTTGCATACCTACAGCTTTATCAAACGCTTGTTGGTAACCTTCACCATATATTTTTGCTATAGAATCTTGTAACCCTCTGTTACTTTCTGCTTGCAATATAGCTTGTCTACTACCACCATAAGCTCCTGCTTTATTTAGTTTAGAAGCATCGCTAACATTTCTTATATTAGCCTCTCTAATAGCAGCATCCACTTGAGGTTTTAAAGCTTGCTCCAAATAAGGGTTCATATAGTTACCTATAGATGCGGAGGTATAATCACCCATAAAACTAGCTGGGTTTAAACTAGCTAACCCTTGAAAAGCTTGTTCTTGAAGATCAGATTCACCTGCTGTAAGTGGGCCTCCATAACCTGGATATTGTTGGTTACCCAAAGCCATACCTTTACCCAACATATCTGTAACATAAGGCCCTGCGTATTCAGCTAAAGTTTCATCATAACCTAAGTTCTGACCAACTTGCATACCTGCACTAGTGTTTGTTGTTCCTAACAAATTATCATCTGTACTCATTATGCTACCCCTGTTTGTGTTAGCCTTGACATAAAGTTTTCAGGATTTATTTGATCTCCTTGATCTGAGCCTCCATGTTTAGCACGTCTAACATTCTCTCTAAATTCATCTAACACTTTTGCTCCTGCATCAGTGTTTCCATTACCCAACATAGATACAATCTCTGCATCCATGATATACTCTCCTCCTGATAACATTACTGGATCAGGTCCAACCTGTGCAGGTAACGTATCTGTCATACCATCTTCAGAACTTTTTAGTAGACCTCCTACATTCATGCCTATACCTTGTTGCCCTCCAACGCCCAGTAAGTCACCATACGCTGTTATATCAGCTAAAAACTTGTTTAGTTGCGCTTTTTTCATGGCAGATAACTGTTGTAAATAATCTCTTGTATTAGCAGCCATTTGAGGAGAAATACTAGCCTGAAGAGTACCTTTTGCAATTTTATCAAAGTTATCAATAGCTTCTGCTTGTTTCTTAGGAGTCAAAGATGCATATTCAGCTGTTAAAGAAGTATAACTACCAATATTATCTGCATTTAAATCTAAATTTAGTGCAGATACAGATGCTGGCATAGCTGGCATATTAGAAGAGGTTGACGTTGTAGTTGATGTTGTATCTGGTGTTGTCTGACTATCAGAACCTTCCATATTTACAATACCCTCTGCTAAGGCTCTATCAGCATCATTTTTTGTAAGAGGAACAAAATTACCGCTTGTATCAGTATACCCTACGACTGTTACTCCGTTGACGTTTTTGCCTTGCAACTGTTGGTTATACACGCTCATATCATGGTCTTGAGGGTTTGCTGCCGCCATATCGTATTTTGACCCCCCTTTAAAATATTCTGCTCTTGCATCTGATCTACCACTACCACCAGCCGCACGTCTGTAAGCATTATATGCTTTGTCTCTTAACTCTTCGTCATCAGAGCCACCCATGTTTACAGTGTCTACAAACCCAGGCATAGATGCTTTTGCTCGATCTAATGGGGTTAAATCCATGTAATCTGCTCTTTGATCTGCATTTCCTATGTTTGTAAATCCTGTTTTAAGATTACCCATACTGTAAGTGGAAGGATCTAACACGTTACCAAAACCTGAACCTCCTTCAGGATATTTTTCTTGGTATTCTGCAAGATCTTTGCTAGGTTCATTAGAATCATTACTACCATCACCGCTAAATACACTAGCAATACCATCTGTAATAGTTTGCCCTGCTTTTTTTAATGAGGGTATGTATGTACTAGGGTCAGTTAAGTGAAAACCTCCATGTTTGTAACCTGCAATACCACCACTAGCTAACCCTTTTTGCCCAGAAAGGCCAACAATACCTGAGGATATTGCCTCATCTGCACCTGGAATTGGCATAATTTCAGCTAATTTACTTGGTGCATAACCTTCTTCTGCTGTAAACACTCCAGAAATATCTGCTTTTTTAGAAGGCGGGTAAGAATAAAAATTTTGTAAGTTTTGTAAACCTAAATCAGTTGCTTGTTGACTAGCAGAACTTATAGCTTCGCCTACATCTCCTCCTTCTGGAACATAAGTTATGTCGGAAAAGTATCGTCTACCACCGCTTCCTGGTCTTCTGTTTGGTGAGTATGGTATGTTAACAGGTTCTCTTACAGCAGTGTATTTAGGTATAGAACCTTGATAACCTACCTTGGGTCTATAGGGTTCAAACCCTCCTGAAAGTCCAACACCTAAACCTAAAAGCCCTGCAATTTTTTGAGTATCTAGTTCTTTTTTACCACCTGGTTTATAGAACAAAAATTCGATTAAATCATCAAGCATTAATCTTCCTCTTCTTCATCTTCTTCACTTTTAGGGTTTATTACGTCTTCATATGGGCCTTTCACCCTATCTGAAACATCTGGTATACCTGTCAGTGGAGTTACAAATTTTGATTCCTGTTCAGGAGTAGCAAATATGCTTTCAAAGTCATAAATATAGTCAATATCAACGGGTGGAGGAACTGTTTCCTTAACCAACCTTGATGCACCCATAAGCTGTTGTGCTTGGTTTTGTTTTCTAGCTATATTATTTAAAGCTTCTTGCATATTCTGCGTTTGTGTTTGAGTTTGCGTTTGTGTCTGCGTTTGCGTGTCTGTTTGGGTTTGAGTATCGCTCGTTTGTCCTAATATGTCAACATTAAGAGTAGAAGATACTTGATTATTTGGTTGAGCTTGTGCTTGTGTTTGAGTTTGTGTATCAGGTTGTCCAAACACGTTTAGAGTTGAAGCTACCTGATTATCTATATTTTTCAAAGGATCTGTAAAAAATTTACTGTATTTTGCTTGTTGGTCTTGTTCAGATATACCAGAATATGTATCTAGTGTTTTTGATGCCTCTACAAAAGTATCCATATTTATAATGGGGTTATTTTCTATAGCTTTTAAAGCAACATCTAAAGGTATATTTCCATCATTGTCACTGTATAACTTTACTATATGTCCAAAGGCATTTACTTCATTTGACATTGCATTTGATGCAGTTTTATTTATCCAATTTAAAGGTAAAGTAGAATCTATATTATTTAAATAATCTTGAGCTTTTTTATCAAGAATAAAGGAACCGCTATCTATAATTTGAGATTCTATATAGGATTTTGCTCTTGCTTTTTTAGGATCGTATGCCCCATTTGTTAAAACGTCAGGATCATCAAAATCAACAGGTAACTCATTTTTTTCTGTTCCAAGTAATTTTTTACCTGGATCACTAAGACTATTAGAAAATATAGGCCCAGCTGCGCTTCCAGCTTCATAAAAACCATCTCCTGCAGCTGCAACAACATCTTTAAATACGTTTTCTTGTGATAATGCTTGTTGTAACCCTTCTGCAACCCCTACATTTGTAGATATCTTTTCCGCTCCTTCAATTATAGCTTCAGTAAAAAGTGCAGATGCTGTATTACCCGTTCCTTTAGCTAATTTAGCTGCTAGTCCTGATAAATATTTGGTTGTAGGCATACCCATAGGAGTTACCATGATTTTACCAACAACAGTGTCACCAAGACCACCTATAACTCCTGTTCTTAGTATTGCTGATTTAGCATTATTCATTACCTCTATTCCAGCTTTAAGAGGATCTCCATTGTTTTTTTCTAATATAGATTTATACTCAGCCCCTGCTAAGTATTCGGGGTCTTGTAATGCCTGTATAACACCTTGTTCTATTTCTAAAGCAGCACTACCAGCTGCTTGAAGCACTTGAGTGTATGCGGCCCCACCAAAACCTATTACTTTGCCTAACTTACCTAATTTTCCTACAGCCTTCCCTGCTTTAAATAGCCCATAGTCGCCCAATATGTCTATGATTCCATTGGAAACTCGTAAACTGGCTCCAAAAATAGTGGGGTCTTCCCCAAGAGTAAAATCTTCTATATAAGGTATTGGAACTGGCAAACCAACAATGTGTTTAAATCTTAATGTTCCATCTATTTGTGAGTTCTCTAAAGCCTCTTTTGCTGCAGGACTAAGATCTTCATACATTTTCCTAGACATATCTAAGCCTAGTTGAACTACTACAGACTGCTTACCCAACATTATATTTTCAAACAATTCTTTGTCTTTTGCTAATTGGTCAGGAGTAATATTTGCATCTATCGTTCCTTCGGGTAAGTATCTATCTAAGTAGTATCCTATGCCTAGATTTTCTTCTGCACCTTTCTTATAGGCTGCTATTTCTTCTCCAAGCCCTCCAATAAATTGTTTTATATTATCTGATATTCCAGTTTTACCTTCACCTCGTATAAACTGTTCTGCTGTAGATATACCATCTGTAACTGCACCTATAACATTTAATATTTTTTCATTATTATCGTATTTTTGTTCTAAAAATGTAGCAGTAGCTTCTAAATTGTTCTTATCAACTATGTTATTAAAATATTCTAGTTTTTGACTATTATCTAATAAGTCAGGTTCGTACCCGTCTAATAACATTATATCTTCTATTCTTAATTTATCACCTTTTGAAATAAGAAAGTTATCCCATTGTCCACTACTAATGAGATCTTGTAAAAAAAGTCGTGGTGAATCTTTATATTCTTGTGATAATTTAATAAAAGCATTTTTTGTAGCATCTCCTAAGTCACCTTTAAAAAATATTTTACCCTCTTCAAAAGTAAGATCATAAATTCTTTTTAAGGTTTTATCATCTATTACATCACCTACCTTAAACTCTCCTCCTTTATAACTCCCTAACATAGGTACATCTACCATAGCTTGTAAGTCACTAACGGTTTCTTGTTGTACTCCTGCCCTAAGATTTTCAAACATTTTTTCATAATTTGTAGCAGTTATAGGAGGTAAAGAATCTATTACTGGAGATAGGACATCTTGTTTGACTTCAGCAGAGTAAGGATCTGCGAGTGCACTAGCGTCAGTAACTGGATTTATTCTTATACTGTTTAAAAGATCTTCTAGTTCAGTAGTGCTTGCACCTCCTGGGCCTTTTGCATTTGCAAACTTACTAAGAGTATCAGCTTTAAATTGATCAGCACTTTTATAAGATCCTAAATCTACACCTGCTTTTACAAAATCTGGATTATTTTTAAAGCCTGTGCTTATAGAAGACCCATCGTCAAATACGTAAATACTTTGCCCGTTTTTTAACGTTTGAAACCCTGTAGAGCCATCCCATGTTTGAACTTTTCCGTCTTTGATTACTAAATTACCTTTATTGTTTACGATTGCACCATTTGGAGCAACTAACGTACCATCTTTCTTTTCTACAACGCCAAACTCACCTAGAACACCATCAACAACCTTATCGATAGGTTCTTTAGCTAGTTTAGCTAGATCATTTGTTGCACTTTTTTCTAGACTAGCATAGTAGGCATTTTCTACGTTTTCACCTCTAATTCCTGCACCAATAGCATCGTAAACAGCTAATTCAACATTTTTTCCAAACCCTTCTCCAAGATATTTAGTTGATATGCCTGAAAAACCTTTAGCTAAACCCTCAGAAACTGAATTTATTGCAGCTTCTGTCATGTTTCTAGACTGCCCAACTTGATCTATTGCCTTGTCTACAACATTTTTTATGGCATCAAAATCTTCTAAAACTTTCCCAGAAAAGTCTTTTAAAGGATCTCGTATTTCTGAAAAAAGACTACTCAATACAGCAAAATCAGAGTCTGTTCCTTTTCCTACTTTTTTTATGGTATTTCCTAATATATTTGTAAATGGTTCTACATATTTAGGACTAAAATTTAGTTCTTCTAACACGTCACCAGATACAGTAGTTGCGGTGCTACCAATTTTATCTGATACAGCACTAATCAATGTTGCTTTTATTATTTCTTGAGGACTAGCACCATTTTGCGCAGCTATTGCAGCATTTACAAAGGGAGATAGTTGCGGTGCAAATATGCTAGTGCCTGCTTGAATAGCAAACTGCACAGGTTTATCTAAAATAGCGTCAAATACATCAGAAATAGAACTTGCTACTTTATTTATAGAATCTTCAGTATCTTCTAGTATATCTCTTACAGAACTTGGGATATCTTCAATTACATCTCTAATTGATGGTAAAAAGTCACCAGGATCTATTCCAAAAAGTCCCATTACGCAGAACCTTCTGCAGAGAAATCAATAATACATAGCAGGCTGTCTTTTACCTTCATTATTCTCATATTTGGACCTATTTTTTCTTTTACAGCAGAAAAGACATCTGCCATATCTTGTTGTATTTTTGAAAATACTATTTTTTCTATACCTTCTTGTTCTAGTTTTCTAATTGCATTAACAATATTATTTACATAATTTGCTCTAGTATCTGCATTAAAAGGTATAACCATAGATGTTTTTGTGTTTTGATTAGTTTTAACAACAAATACAGTATTATTATTTTGGTATGTTCTTACGTCAGGTTGAGATAAAAACCCTTCTAGGGATAAAAATGCTTTAGCAACTTCTTCTTTACTGTCACCTTCTTTTTCTGCTCTTTTTACAATAGCATGGCTAAATATTAGAGGGTAAGATAACTTTTTTTGTGAACTATCTATTTCATTCTTCATGTTAACTTACCTCTAACATACTTAATAATATATGTATTGTATCAGCTGCTCCTGCTTGAACTTTCAATATATCTCCTGCGTTTAATACAAGGGGATTAGTAAGTAGTTCATCAGTTGCGTTTGCTGCTATTGCTTTTGTCTTAAAAAGATTATAAACAACAGCTCCACTAGTCGTTATGGTCATAGATACATCTGTGCCAGATCCTGCATCTTCTGTTACTAAAATAGATTTTAATATAGCTGTAGCCGATACAGGGCAAGTATATATTGTAGTATTACTAGTTGTAGTTAAGTCAGCCTTTACGCTTTTATAATTATTTGCCATTTACCCTAAAAACCATGCTGTTGCTTCTGCTTGTTCCCTTAATGTAGTCTTTCTTAATGCCTCATCTACCTGACTAAAATAAATACGCAAAATATTATTAAGGTTGTTTTGAAACCTAATATCATACTCTTTTGGAGCTAAAGGTAGAACTGGAGCTGTAAAGTTTATATCACTATCTGATTGTGGCATTATCTTCTCCCGTCTGGTCGCATTCTAAGTCTTTGTGCGCCTAACTGCCATTGTGTTCCTATTTTATTAGATGTAATTTTCATTAAAACTTGCCTACCTCTAAAACGAAAATTTAGGTTTTCAGTATACCGTTCAAAGAGTCCATATAAACCTATACTTCCCGAATAAGTAATATCTTGCTTATAACCTTGTTGCCCAGGATAAACTACAGTTCCACCACCTGAAGTTTCAATAAAATCTATACCTCCTACAGAGGGGGGATCTGGAAACACCCCAGAACCTGAATTGGGAAAAGGTAAAAACTCCATTGTTATTGTTGGAGATGCAGTAGTATCTGACCCTGAAAATAACACGTCAGGCAACACTTTATCTACAAACATAAATTTGTGACCATCATCTAAATCAAAAGTTGCTGATGTTATGCTTGCATTAATAGCTGATGGCGCACCTGTAGAATTATCATCAATACCCTTTTCATGGTATAATAATCTACCAGCTACAGTTCCTGAATTACCACTATTCTCATAAGTTAAAACTCCAATAGGATAATCCCTTATACCAGAATCTACCCATGCAGATCTTTCAAAAAGTCCATAAAACCATAAATCATCTACATAGTTGTAAACAACATATTTACCATTATAAAACCACCATATTTCATTAAATGCTTCATTTGTTCCTGCATTTATTTGATCTAGTTGTTCTAAATTAACTCCTGCAAATACATATTTTTTTACCTTACACGGGAGGGGTCTTACTGTACCATCATAGATATAGAATTGATCTTTACCCATCCAAAAGGCCATACCAGCTGCATAAGCTACAGCATTTTTGGATATGATAGATATGTTATCACCTACTAACTGTTGCCCCCACACAGCCTGCCCACCTATATAAGAAAAAGCATATAATGAAGAATCTGTCCAAACTAAAATCTCTTGTCTACCTTGCATAGCAGTTACAATCTCAGATCCTCTTGCTAAAGGTAGAGAACCAGCTTGATTTTCTGCAGAAGGAGTCCAATTAGTAGGGTCTTCTTGGTCTGACCAACGAACTAACATTGGATCTATAGATGCACTGCCTAACGGGTTCACACCAAAACAGAAAACAAATCTATTATCTGACACCATTACATGATTTTGTACGGTAGGTACGTCAGATGCCCCAGGTCTAGAAGATAGTAAAACACCTCTATTTGCATCATTTACACCATTACTTGCATCCCAATAATAAAGAACCCCACCTTTGAATCCAAATACTAAATCTTCACCAAAATTAGATTGTGACCATAAACGTATATTACTTATATCTGTAGTTACACCAGAATGATCCCAAGCATCTTGCCCCCATGTACCAGACCCCCAACCGTTTATAGGTTGAGCATTATCTGCACCAATATTTATTTGGTATGTACCAACTGTAGTAACAGCACCAGACGCTCCACTAGCATCTGAACTATTAGCACTAACAAAACTACCACCTGCTACAGTGGGATCTAAATTACCATTTATACCATCTATTATATCTCCTATAGCAGACACTGTTCTAGGTTGTATTTTATATGTATTAGAATCTACAACTTCAATTATTTGATACTCTTGATTGATGATATCCCCTGTAATATTACCTCCAAAGCCTGTATTATTACTATCACTGAATGTAACAAAATCATAAACTGTTGCCCCATGAGCTACATCAGTTACGGTTATATCCTGAACCCCATTTGTTGCTGAGAACGTTACATCTCCTGCAGCTGTAGTTACTCTAATTGGTGTGATATCATAATATTTACCGCCCATTTCGATGTAGAATTTCATTTGGGTTCCTACACCTATAAGCTTCAAACCACCTAAAGTATTCCAAGTTCTTAAAGATCTCCCTACTCCAAGAATATATTTAGTGTTTAAACGCTCCCAACCACCTATCTTTTCAGGATACCCACTTCTAAATCGTACATTATATCCATCATACCATCCGCCTTCAGAAGCATACATGGTGCTTTCTCTATCCACTCCAGGTTTAAAAAGAATCTTTTTAAAAGGCATTACAATACAACTCCTTCAGGCACAATTTGACAGAATGGTTTTGCTTGGTATACACCCGAAAACTTTAAAGTTTCATGTGCTTTTAGTATAGATACTTCAAAACATCTTTCTTTGGTAGTCAAAAGTTGTTCTCCTGTAATAACTGAACAGCTTTCAGCATATGGAGCAGAACAAACTAGTATTATGACTATCCACATGGTGACACGTTACTCTATGAGCTCAAAGTGAGGACCGTCAATAAATGGTCTTCGGCCTTGGCTACGTCTTAAATCAATATAACTATTCATAGCATCTTCCATTGTACCATCCCAATTTCTTATGTCATCTACACTCCATGCTGCTCCCCATCTGATAGTTACATTGTTATTCCTAGCAGCTTGAGCCATTGCATCAGCAATATCATCGTAAAGATTCAGCTCCCAAGATCCCCTCGATCCAACGTAAGCCATAAGATCAACTGCGTGACCTGTAAGATGTTTTGATGTCATTGTCTGGCTTGCGCCCTTATCCACAAGTTCGCGTTGTTCTGCTTCTGTTCTCATCCCGCAAATCACACCGAAATCAACTTTACTCATACCTATGGCATCTTTAACACAGTATACCAAGTCAGGATGCACTCCTTCAAGACGATCCAAAGATCGTTGGCTTAATTTAAAACTCATTTTGTCAATCCTTTCTGCTTTTCATACGTTCTAAGTCCTCCAATTCCGAGCATACCTCCGAGGACAGTAAGAAGTGTACTCATATCAAACTCTGGCAACTCTGGTATTTCTATACCGACTAGTGCCACTATAAAAATAATAACAGGCTGAAGAACAAAGTGGTAGCCAAAAGCAATCCCACAGATCCAACCAATGCAAGGACGCCAGCCACCTTTAAACA